CCAGTTGGTGAAGGGACGGCCTCGGCCATCACCTTGCGTGTCACCGTAGGCACCTCGACCGAAGTCGTTCGGGATGTCGGTGTCGGTGGCGACACCCTCCTCGAAACGAAGAGGTCCACGACGGGTGTTGTTGACTGCGAGAACGTGCTCGTAGCCGGATTCAGGCTGGTAACTCAAGGGAGCCTCCTTAGATAGCCAGGTATGCGGGAAGCATAGACCACTATCACCGATAGAACGGGCTTTCAAGCTGCTCGACGTGAGGCACGCTGTCCAACATCGTGCAGGCACAGGCGAGAGCCGCCGAGTCCACGTAGTCGTCATGCGCCTCTCGCTCGTCGGGCGCTTGGATCAGCAGGTACTGGCCCTGCATGATCTTCTCGGCGTCGGCCATCTGCTGACGGAAGCGCCTCCATACCCTGGTACGGCGGGCCTTGCTGTGGCCGGGGTAGAGCATCATCTGGCGCTGGATCAACTGGATCATGTGCTTCCAACGCTCGGACTGGTTCTTGGAGTCAGAGGTGAACGGGATCACATCGCACCGTGAGCCGAGCAGCCGTGCCATGCGGTCGGCCACAGCAGAGCCCATGCCCTGAGCATCGACGCCGACGTGGGAGATGTTGTACGGCTCCAGGAAGTCCATCATCTCGAAATACTGGGACTCCCAATCGGTGTTGTGAATCTCCAACCAGTTGAGGATGCGGTGCTCGCGGTAGCCAGCGGGATCGGGGTTGTCCCAGTCCACCCACATGACTGTGACAACGGTCGAGTCCTTCACTCGGGCCGGGTCGATGCCGACGACACACGGGGTCCGGTGCCACGCCTTCATGATCGGCATGGTCTTGTCGGCCAAGTAGTCGAGGTCGTCCTCGGTGATGAGCATGCCTCGGTCGAGCATCCACTTGAGGCAGTAGGACATCTGGAACTCTTCGGAGTCCTCACCGAGGCGCATCTTCTCCTTCTCCACGAAGAGCTTGTACGCCTTGTTGTACTTGCTGACGACCTTGTAGTCGTACTCGAAATGGTACGAACGCTTGCCTCGGGCTCGGCGCTTGTTGAGGTTGATGGCGTTGTAGAAGTCGCCCTTGACGAAGCCAGGAGTGCCGATCTTGACCATGCTGCCGCCCGTCGAAGCGAGCATCGGGTGGATCGACTTGCGGATCACCTGAGTGTCGGCGTCCTGGGCTTCGTCAATCACGATGATGTGATACGTGGAGCCCTCGATCTTGGCTCGGGGGTTGGCGGTCTGACGCCGGACATACGACCCGTTAGTGAGACGGGCGATGCGGCTCTTGGCACCGATCTGGATGTCGATCTCGGGGTCGGCCAACACGGCGGCGGCTCGGCTGCTGGAGAGCCGGTCGATGATGCGCTGGTACACCAGGTCGGACTGCTCATCGACCGGTGCGAACAGGCCCACCCACAAGCCCCGCTTGAAGCGCTCAAGGATGGGGTAGGTCTTCGCCAGGATCGGGAAGAGGATCATGCAACCCGCCAGAGTCGTGGCAACCACCTCAGATTTCCCGCTCTGGCGGGCGAGCAGCCCGGTGATCTCTTCGGCGTCCTGGAGGACCATCGACTCGATGATTCGGTATGACATCTCCCGCTGGTACGGGTAGAAGTCCTCGCCCCAGAGTTCCTCACAGAACAACATGACGCGCTTGCAGAGTTCGTCAACGAAGCCCGCCATGTCCTCGTCAAGTTCGATGTACCCCTCATCGACCTCTTCAGCGGCAGCATCGGCAGCTTCCTGCTCATCGAGCAGGCGCAGTTCTTCAATCTCTTCTTCGTCGGGTCCGTAGCCGAGGTCAACGATGTGCATCGTCATCGGGATACGACGGTATCACTAGCGCTTACGCTTGACGACCCTCACGACCTTCGGGCGAGGCTTCTTCCCGGCCCGGTACCTGGCGTAGTACTGCGATGACTTGCGCTTGCACGCCTCACCGAGACAGCCCTGCTGCCTCCGATAGAGCGATGCGAACGGGCACACCGATGAGTCAACGTCGGGTTGGACTCCGCAGATGCCCTCGGCCTTGACGACAATCGGGAGCGCCTTGCGACCCGAGCGACCGCCCTCCAGAGCTTCGACCTTCGCCTCCAACGTGGTGAGGCGAGCTTCGATATCGGTCACAACTTGGGCCGATCAGCCTGATAGCGGTCCGCTGCCTCCGCAGCCACCATGACAGCGTGCAGGCGCTCTTCCGCTCGCGCCAAGTCCTTCTCGATCACCTTGGCGTCTTCACGGAGACGGTGAGCGATCTTGTTCCAGATCGGCTTGTAGCCCTGGCACCGAGCGGTCAGACCGTTGATCTGATCGGCAAGCTCATGCAGCGCGCTGATCTGGAAGCGGTAGTGATCCACCCGCTCAGTCAACTCGATACGGCGCTCTTCACGGGACATGGACACACTCGTCGTGCTCATCCTGCCAAGACCTCGGTGAGCGGCGGGACGACGCTAATGTGCCAAAGGACACCATCAACGAGTCCGTACAGGTTCCCCTGGTCGTCAACCTCGTCGTGCTGCCAGGTGACGCCGTCACGCTGGAGGCAGGACTCACGGAGTCCGTCGATCAGGTTCTCGGCGTCCTCGACAGACTTGGCCGTGTTGGAGCGGACGGTCTGCATGTCACCCATCGCTCCCTTACGAAGCTCGATGGTGTAGTGGTCATACATGTGATACTCCAGGTCGAGTGTTAGCTGCTCGTATTCAGGCATGGTGCAAAGGGTATCAACTACTTTGCAGAATCGCAAGCCGTCGCTGGAGTGTCTGAACAGCCATCAGAGCCGTGGACAGGTGGGTTTCCATCTCGGACAGAATCCACTCCTGGTCCATCTCTCCGTGGGAGAAGCCTCGGAACAGTTCGCCGCACCGCTGGCCGGAAGCCTCGATGCAGTTGATCAGGTCGCCCTCACTGAACCTGTCGAACTTCGTCGGCGGTGGCAAGGGGGTCGTCTTCTTCGTCCGGCTCCACATGCGGGCCCCTCCATTGTGCTATCTCTTCAACTGGGGTTGTCATACCCCAGTAGTTGTCGATCAAGTCGTACTTGAACCAGCCGACGTGCAGCCAACGACTACGGGATAGCCGGATACGGAAGGCCCAGATCGACTTGCGAAACGGTGGCAGCACCTCGTCCAGCGTGCTCCGTGTGACGAAGCTGCGGTCTGGGGCATCTGTCTCGACTCCCCAGTAGATGGGGAAATAGTGGACAACTATCACTCTCGCACCCTAGAGCCCAGCGGTCCCCGCTCGGCATTGGAGTCGGCCTGCACTTCGTCGGGCGTCATCAGTCGATAGTCGAAGCCGTTCAGGCTGCTGTTGACATACCGCCCTTTGGAGGCGGCTCTGGCGAAGCTCCGGTAGCCCTCGTAGGGAACCTGGAGGTAGATGTACCCATGGTTCTTGCCGTTGCGCCAGGTGACCTGGAGCGCCCGGTTCTGATAGTCGTAGCGGTAGGCATCCACCCGAGTGCTCTTGGGAGCGTTGGTCCACGGCCCGAGATCGTGTTGCTCTTCGTTGAAGGCCTCGTCGTGGACGTACTTCCCGGCGTGGACTTTAAGCCGACCGCCCTGTGAGTGCGGGGCCAACCCCTGTTGAGCCCTCTGTCTCCCGAAGGCCCCCATCCCTGCTTTGCGTGCCATGGTGATCAGAGTAGCCTGCGCCGATGGCCGAACTCAGACCAGCACAGTCGATCGCCCTTGGTATCACGGTGGACGCCGAGGGGCAGGTGGTGATCTTGGTCAGCATGGCTCTGGACGAGGCGGGGGAAGAACTCTACGCCGTGGCCCTGAGCCCCGAGGTTGCACGTCATGTCGGGCGCACCGCCCGAGAACTGAGTCGGGAAGCCGACAAGCTCCAGGACGAACTAGACGACCTCGACCCCGAAGAAGTTACAGACCGGCTGACGGCGATCCAGAATCGGTACCTCACCGGCCCCCCAACCCCTTTCGAAACTCCTTGACGTTGTAGGACCGCGAGGGCTTCTTGGTCGGGCGAGGTTTGGCCGGACCCTTCCTCGCCGCCGCTTTCTTGGGCCTGGTCGAGGGGGCGCTGGAGGAGCCCCGAACCATGTTCTGTTGATACATGGCTATGGCACGCTCAAGCTGCACGATGCGGGACTGGAGTTCGATGACGAGCCTCAGGTGGCTGTAGTACTGCGGGTCACTCATGATGAGGATCACCGTCTGAGCCACTATCTCAACAGTGGCCTCTTCCTGCGAAGGGTGAACCCGCCCATGAACGAGGTCACGGATCACACCCAGCAGTTGGTCACCCTCCGGCGTTCTCATTGACGCCAGCGTAGGACGCTTCGATCGCTGCTGTCATCGCGTCGATGTACCGACCGGCAGTCTCGGTGGCTTCACCCTTGATCGGGTCGAGCCAAACCAGTCCGTAGCCCTGACGCTTGTATGGGCAGGTCCGTGCGTACTTGACGCCGTCCTTGTCCACCATGGTCATGGACAACGCCTCAAAGGCATTCGGGTGGTCGTTCTCGAATAGCTCCGTGGGCGATGTCTCTCCGGCCATGATCCGCTTGAGCGTCTCGGGATCGGCCTGGGCGTTGAACCAATAGGAGTCGGTCGTGTGAGCGATGAACTCCAGCGCTCCGGCCTTGGCAGCATCTCGGCACACCTCTACGAACAGATCGAAGTCCGACTCGTACATGACGATCTTGATCGGACCCCCGACGACTCCGTACAGCACCTTGGGGAAGTAGAACTGACCCTCCTGGAAGGCGGCGGTGAAGGAGGTCTTGCCAATCTCCTCCAGTGAGTCCATGTCGAGAGGTTGGTCCATGTTCTCATGGTATCAAAGATTCGGAATCATTTGCAACCACTTGCCCCCACATAGCAGAAGGACCCCGCCCGGTATCGGTTTCCCGATATCTTGCGAGGCCCTTCTATCCCTGGCCGAGTCCTTGCGCCTTCCGCTCTCCGAGAAGATTGGTCGGCGCTGGGGGCACGTCCTGGGACTTGGCAACATACGCATTCGCCTGCGTGTTGTCAAGGACTACTTCTCGGTTTCTTCTTCCGGCTCGGTCACCGTGGCCTTGGCGGTGAACTTGGCCTCGGTCATCAACTTCTCTTCGGGGAGCAGTCCGTCCCTCTGTGGGAGAAGAACGGCAGCGACGACCGCTCCGAGCAGGATGCCGATGATGATGACCAGCAGGACGACCTCGGTGGCAGTCATTCGAACCCAGCCGCCATGACCTTGATAGTCACCCTGATCGGCTCGATCTCACCCGGCTCCAGCACCACAAGTTCCATGAAGGGAGTGTAGTTCCCAGCGTCGTCTCGGATGAGGCTGCACTTGACCCCCGACTTGAGGAACATCCCGGCCAGAAACCCCGCCATCAAGGCGTGGTCGTCA